GTAATCTTTTAGTAATAAATTTAAATCCAACAAGCGAAAATATAAATCCTATTATTGGATACATTGCTTTTATCGAATAAATAAACCATTCTCCTCTAAAAAAATCTCTAGGAATTTGAACTCCAATCAACATTAAAATTGCTCCACCTATTAATAATATTTTCCCATACTTTTTATACTCATTTAAATTTTCATTACGATTTCTATCTAAATAATTTAATATTAGTTCAGTAGTGGCATTTGTTCTTTGTTCTTTATCTTCTTCCCCAGTTAATAATTCATTAATTGAAACATCAAGTGCTTCACATAAAGGTAATAACAAAGTATAATCAGGAAAGTATTTTCCATTTTCCCAATTAATGACTGTCCTATTTGTAACATCTAACTTATTCGCTAATTCTTGCTGCGTTAATTGTTTCTTTTTTCTATTTTCAGTAATTCGTTTTCCAATTTTCTTTTTATTCATATCAATCCTTCTCTCCTTCTAGTTTAATTTTATAACATTTATTAAAAAATGTATATGAAGCAAAACTCTAATTTAATTATTTTTGATATTTTTTTTCAAAGTAAAAAGCATCGATGTTCTCTTTCATCTATGCTTCTATTTATATACACAATAATCGTTTTCGTATTCTAAAGTTAAATCTCCGAAATATACATCTTTATTTCCATCTATTGTATTACATACAAGCATTCTATAATTATTTCCTTGATACATTTTAGTGCCACCATCTTTATACACATCAACCATTTCCATTTGATTTATTAATTGATCTATACTTGCATCAAATGACTGATTAACATTATCAAAATGATATTCTAGTGTTATTTGCTTTGTATTTTCTTTCTTGATATAAATTTCATCTAAACACACAAAATAAACCTTTCTTTCTTGACCTATTTTCTGATAATATTCTGTAACTTGATTCTTGCAATTTTCTGTTTTTACTAATTCTAATATTAATGTATCGTCTGGTGCGTTATTTTCTTCTAGTTCATGTTCTCTACAACCTGTTATCATTAATAAACCAATAAATATAAATAAAAATTTTTTCATCACATCCCTACTTTCATTTTCATTATATCAAAATTAAATTAATTATACAAATAAAAACGAAGCATTTTATTGCCCCGCCTTTAGCGAACTTCAAACCTTCTGATTTGATTCTCTACACTAACCACCTCCCTTCAAAATAAAAAAGTAGCTGTATCCTAGACCTTTCTTCTAAAACACTACTACTCTTTTTAAAGGTTTATTCAAATTATAACGAAGATAAACATAAAAAATATAAATAAAAATATCAAGGTAACTATTAATGTAATTTTTCTTATTTGTTCCATCTTCTCGATCCAACTATTTAACTCTGATAAATAAATGTAATATTTATTTTTTTCTTTAAATAAAGGTAATCCATTATTTTTATAAAATTTCATTACTGCATACCTAGAGCAATTTAATTTTCTCATAACATCATTAATTGTAAGTAATTCATCTTCTTCTTGTTTCTCATAGTCATCATTCTTATAATCTGATAAAGTAAATACTAAATTGTCATTTTTCTGATTTGATAAGTCTAATTTTAAATCATCGTATTCAGTATAACCTATTACTTCTTTTTCCACTTCATCAATTATTTCATTTGGAATGTCTTTAATTTCTTTTATATAAATGGTGTTGCTTCTTGGATTATAAATACCTAGTTTTTTAATATTATTAAATTCATCATGAATGGAATGTTTTCCCATTATGTAGTATATTAAAATCTGCAAAGTATGTATTGACTTTGGCTTATCAGCTAGAACTTTAAAATCCCACAAAGTATCTTTTGTTAGAAAATCTCCATCCCCTGCATTTATTGTTTTTGTATATCCTCCTTCGAAAGTAAAACCATCTTTTATTATAGGACCGTATTCTTCAAAAAACTTTAAACTTCTATTTACCATAATATTAATATTATATACGGTCTTTTTATCTGGATTAATTTCATCTACATCCTTATAGCCCATAACTGACGATCTATAACAAACATCAAATCCAACTAATTTACAGGCATTGATTATTGATTTGGAATCTAATCCATTTATTTCTTTCAATAATTGATTAGCTTTATTTTCTTGTTTTATAATTTTAGCACCTTTTAATGAAATATCAAATGCTTTTTCTGCTGGTGTTCCTAACATAAATCTTGTTAGATAATCAACAGCTATACCAACTAGACCGCTACTTATATTTTCATCATTTAATGTAATATTATCTTTCATCTGAATAGTCATAAACTCCGATGGTTTTAAATACCCGCCATATGGTTGTTTTATTTGTTTTATTCTCTGTGTTACTGAAGCCATTATTTACACCTCACATTTTTTATAAATTAATTATAGCATATTCATTTTCTTTTGAATATTGTTTTTTATAAAATTCAGTTGTAAGTTTATTGTTGACAATGTTTTCTATTTATATTACTATTAAATTACCGATATCATATTTTGATCTCGGTAGCTTAAATCACTTAACAATCCCACGCATTATTCAACTATAATGCAGTTAAGTGTGCCTTGGGTATTTATAAGCTAGTAATCACTTACTAAATACCAAAAATAACAGCATTCATTTGAATGTTGTTTTTTTATTTAAAATTAAGTTGCAATTATCTTCATTCCAAGTTAACATTACAACAACCTAGGAGGTGGTGGAGAGAATGTTTCTCGCTGAAAATGACAGAAAATTATCAGAAAAGGAATGGGAGAAAATTACGAAAGTCCATCGGCAACACTATTGGCGGTATATTGCTGATTTCATTGCACCTGAAATTGTAGCTCACTTTATTGCAACCGGTTATTACAAGCATTCAATTTATCAGGAATCTTTTGATGTTCATGTCCGTTGTAGTCTGTATATCATTAATTACAAATTTGAAAATACTAAAAAAATAAAAAGTAAAATTAAGGAAATTTTAAGGACTAAGTATTTTCTTAATGTAATTCAGGAAGAACCTGTTCTCGTTGTACAGGAATTGTAATTTTCAGTCATAAAAAAATAAGGACCAGCATTAATTTGCCGATCCTTTTTATTATGGTAATAATAATCTTTGTCCTGGATAAATCCACATTTTACTTGTAGCTACTCCACGCTTTCTATTTTCATTATCAATTAGTGATTTATTTAATTCGTATATTTTCATATAAGTGGTATTATTCTTAGCTGCTATGCCACTTAATGTATCGCCTTTTGACACCGTATAATACTTTCTGTATGTAGTGGTTTCAGTATATAATTTAATGTCGCTTTCATTCATCCATCCTAAATCTCCAGTAATGTTGTATGGATGTTTTGATCCTGGTGCATACCTAGTAATATTAGTTACTTTATTACACACATGTCCTGCAGCTTGGTCAGCCATTGAGCTTCTGTATAAGCCACCATTAATAATTACTTTAGTTCCTATTTGGAATTTCTGTGTTGGTACAACAACTGGTTCTTCTTTCACTGCTGGATTGTATATAAATCCTAAAAATCTATAATTGCTTCCTGCACCCCAATTGCCATTTCCTTTTCTTCTAGTTGAATTCCAGAATGGATTTGAGCTTCCATATCCACTTTCTGATGTATATACTTCCTCGTTATTTAACATTTTTTCTACGATTGCAACGTGTCCAGCGAGATTACCTATACCTTCCCATACCATAACTGCTCCTGGTTTTGGTGTTTGTCCTGTTTCGCAACTTCCTTTGTATTTCATAAAATCTTCAGCATTTACTGGAGCAAGGTATTTGCAATAGCCATACTTTCCAATTTCATTAAATCTACCATAAGCGTATCCAACACAATTCGCTAGGACATCACATTCTTTATCTTTCGGGCTTCCTTGGATTGCATTTGAATAACCACCACTTGCTTTTCTTATGTAATACTTATTTCCTGCTCCTGGTTTAGTTGTTCTTATTTCCATCGTTATCATCTCCTTCTACGATTATGCTCATATCATCTTCGTTGAATGTTGTTTGCACTGGGAATTCTTTTATTTCTTCATTATTCATTAGCACTACCTCCTTTTGTATCTTTATTAAAAAAATAAGTCGCTATCATACCTAAAATTAACATGAAGTTATCTACATTTATCTTTTCGGTTACTGATAAATAAAAAAACGCTCCAAATGATAGTAGCGTTATTAATGATTTCACTTTCAATAATGAAACCAAGGCACTGATTAATTTCTCTTTCATATTCTTCTCCTAACTATTTATTTTAGTTTGTAAATAATCATTGATGTCATCTATTGCTTGTGTTACTGGACCATTGCATCCTTGTTCTTTTAATCCTTGTAAACAAGCCAATTGTCCTTTTAATAAAATTGTTAATTCTTCAAATTGTGTTACATTGGATTTCTCTAGTTTTTCTACTCTGGATTCTAGTTTATCAATCCTATCTTCTATTTTTCTTTTGTACCAACTATAAATTGCCAAGAATGGTCCACCAATTCCAGCGATTAATAAAACACAATTATAAATTTCTTTTAATGTTATATCATCCATTTTTACCTCCTATGCTGTCCTTTTCCAAACATAAACTACTAAATATGGCGGCATAATTGAAAGTGATGAACTTCCACCACTTCCAGTACTTCCATGATTGTGAGCTGCTCCGCCACCTGTTCCATAAGTAGGAACTTGTTGTTTTCCAGAACTATACCAAGCAACTTGCTGTCTTGTATATACACCGGCACTACTACCAGACTTATTCGCTACCCAAGGATTTATATTGCCATCTTCTCCAATTGTTTTCTGGTTATGTGTATGTGATGGTATTTGATTAACTGTAAGTGTGCAATCTCCTGTGGTATGTGTATGACTTATATTTGCAGTCTTAGCACCGCCAGTATTTCCGGCTGTATACGAGCTTCCGGCAGCCAATAAAAACCTATCAGTTATTTGAGACCAAGTTCCACCGAATAATGTTCCTGGATTTGTACTACTCGTTGAAATGTAAATACTACCAACTGGATAAATTGACAGAAAAATATTAGCATTATTTCTTCTTAATTCGCCATTAACATTAAAAAATGATTCTTCCCAATTTACTATAGGAACACCTTTTGATACCACTATACCAGTTATTGTTAAAGTCTTAACTTTATCAATTACTTTTAATTCAAATTCATATTGTTTTTGGTAATTTAAACCTGTTAATTGTTTTGTTAATGTATAAGTGTAATTTGTATTTGATATTGTAGTCCAACTTCCCCAAGTTCCACCTTTTTCTCTGTATCTATATTGAATTGTCAAAGTATTACTTACACTTCCAAATGATCCATTATAATAATTTCCACTTACGGTTATATTAATCTTTCCATCTGTTGGTGTATTTCTGACAACCGAATATGCAGAAATTGTTAAAGGAATATAATTTATGAAGTTAGAACTTGCTATTGTTACACTTGTTGTTGTTGAATAACCTCTACTATCTGTTACAACAATATTAAACACATTTGAACTTGGTCCTGATATTGTCGCTACTCCAGTAGTAACTCCACTAGCTGTAGTTAGTGTAGCTGTGATTCCATTTATTGTTATACTTTTAATTGTCGAACTATTTTGTGGTGTCGATTTAATTGTTGCATTTACTACCGATGCATATTTAACTATCTTACTAGAACTTCCAGTTAATGCTGTTGTAGTTGAATTTGTATCCACTATACTAGATGAATTAATAACTGGATTCCCTTTTGCTGTAAATGTTGCAGTTACTATATCGGATGAACCAGTCAATGTTGTTCCACTATAAGTATCAGCTTTGAATTCACATTCTATTGTTGTAGCATTCGGAATTGATGAATAAAGTGATGTTGGTACTGTGAATGCATACGATTGTAATGACGTTTTGGTTACAATTGTTGTCCAAGATGTTGCTCCTTTAATTCTATAAAAAAGTGTTGTAGTAAACGAGTCACTCATCTTATTAATTGTTATTGTTGATGTCTTTCCAATGTCTGCATCTGTAACACCAATTTGACTCGCCCTTGGAATTGTTGTTAGTGTAATTTCTCCAGATGCTGATGTTGAATTTGGTGTAAATTGTGTTGTAGATAAACTAGAACTTACGGTTATCTTCTTAGTTCCATCTGCATCATGTGTTACTTCAAATTCTTCTTCTTGAATTAATTTCCATCCACCTGCACTGATCCAAAACGATTGATAATTCCAGCTTTGACTCTTACTTCTAGTTGTTCCATCACAAATAATTTTTGTAGTAGCTGTTCCACCAAATGATGCGGTAGATGAATTGGATGATCTCCCCATATAGGTTTGTACTTTAATTATTGATTTATTAGTAGTTAAATAATCATCATTCCAACTTTCAGTTATTACTTGTTTCCAAGTCCATGTAGATGAACTCGTTGTTCCTGTAATTGTTTTTGTCTGTTTTACTGTTGCCATTTGTATCCCACCTTATAAAACGAATATTCCTGTTCCATTTTCATAATTTTCCAATCTACTATGTTCTCCTACTACTAAGTAATTATCTACTAGCATATTCTCACTAGCTACTATTGTCTGCCCTTTGTATTTCTCATATTGAGTATTGTTATCATCAACATAACCTGCAAATAACACATAATCTGATGAATTACTTTTTTTCGTTCCAACTCCTACTTCATTGATTGTTGTAGTTGTTGGTGCATTTGTTTTGGCATAATGCATTCCATTTTCATCGAATGTGCCACTCGTTGTTTGTACCTTCGTTACACTACCATCAGTCAATTTTGTATTGATTTCTGTTTTGGTATAAGTATTAGTCTGTAATGTTGAGAGACTTTGTTCTAGTTGTATTGTTTTGGATGTTGGTGTATAATCATTAAACTTCTTAGATAATTCCTGGTAATTATTACTTGTAGTAGTAGTTATTTCACTTATCGCACTTATGGATGATTCTATTGATTCAGCTCTTACATCTATTTCTGCATACTTAGTTTCCTGGGCTGTAGTTATACTATCTACTTGCTCATTCACATAAGTGGTTACGTTCTGGACACTCGCTTTTATTTCATTATCAGTTAATTGTAATTGACTGACACTTGTATTTAATTTAGTTATATTACTTGCATTAGTATTTGCTTTACTCAATGCATTGGAAGCATTTGTACTTGCGGTATTTGCCTTACTCAACGCACTGGAAGCATTTGAATTAGCAGTATCTACTTCTCCTTCTAAATTTGAAAGGTTTGTATTTGTAGTTTTTAATCCATTCTCTACATTAGTAACTTTGGTGTTTGTAGTAGCTAGACTAGATTCCACATTGCTTACCTTGGTATTTGTGGTTTGTAGTCCACTTTCTACATTAGTCACTTTTGTATTCGTAGCATCTACTTCATCTTCTAAATTTGATAAATTAGTATTTGTGGCTTTTAAACTACTTTCTACATTAGTTACTTTCGTATTTGTAGTTTTTAAACTATTTTCTACGCTCGTTACTTTAGTATTTGTACTATTTAAACTAGATTCTACATTTGTAACCTTAGTTGTAGCTGCATCTACTTCATCTGATAATTCTGATAAACTATTTGTTGCATTTTCAACCGACTTTGTTAAATTTGTAACATTGCTATTCGTAGTATTTAATTGGTTAGCTACATTTGTAATTCTTGTTGCTGTTGATTCCATTTCTTCTGATAAATTATTTATATTATTATTTGTAGCATTTAACCCGGATTCTACATTATCTATCTTTTGAGTATAGGAATTTGTAGTAGTTCTTATTTCTTCAACTTCGCTATTCATATTGGACACCGTTAGTAGCATTTCTCCGTATCCTTCAATCAAATTTGCATTTAATTTTCCGGTTGTAATATAATCAGCTACTATTTGTCCATCTGCAGTCATTGCTATACCATATGGACCACTTATTCCTGTTGATGAATAACCAAGCCCATTTATGTTCCATCTCCATACTTTCTTGGCTTCTGATGGATTCTCGCTGTCCATAATAAATAATTCATTTCTTGTTTTATAAACATTACCACCTAGAGCATTAGCTATTAGGTTAGTAACATTCTTTCTTGCTCCATTTAAAACATTAGTATCTACTTTTTCTAATTTCTGGATTAATTGTTTTGTACTATTAATAAAACTATTTTCTTTTCTATCTAAATTGGATAATTCAAACTCTATATACTTTTGAGCAAGTACATCGTATTTGGTTGAAACAACTTTTAACTTCTCTTTTAAATTTAAATATGGAACTATTGCTTCTACAAAATCTCCAAGGTATATCTTTTCCATTGATGAATAATTTTGTTTATATTCTTCAGTTCTTGATAACTCCAAAAAGTTAATCTGGATAGTCATCGTTGGTTTATCTATTCCAAGTTCGTATTGTGCATTTGTTACATTTCTTAATTGTTCCAATGCCATTTCTTCAGTTATTCCATTTTCTTCATCTATCTGGATTTCTGGGAATTCCATCTTTTGAATTTTTGGATTAATGTAATTATTAATTAATGGACTATCAATGTATTTTTCTGGTAACATCAATCCATCAAATCCTACAGGGTATATTCTTGTTACTATTCCAGTAATGTCTATATCCCAAGTAATCTCTTTCATGTTCTTTCCGTATCTGATTTGAACTCCACGATCAATGCCTTTATTTTTATTCATAGCAAATGTTTTGTTGTTTCTGTATAATTCTCCACCCCAAGTATTTATAAACGAATTATCGCTGCCTATTAATGCATCAACGAAGTTTCTTCTTACATACCTAGCAGTCGCAATTTTAGTAATATCAGATGATGCAACAAAATCATTTTTGTACACAGTCCTTGCTTGTATCCATTTAATTGCTGCATCTCCGCTTTTATCCTTCGGAGAAACATCTTCAAGAAAATTATCGGAGAGATCGTAGAAAATGTGGATCGCATACACTTTTATTCTTCTGAATTGTTTACTTATCATTTTAATTCTAAATAATTGATCTTCGCCACTTGGATTCCCAACTGGTGCTTTTATTATATTTTCTTCTACTATTGATTCAATGTAAGCTCCTGTTATTGGATATTCAAATTCAAGATCATATTTTCCATTTAAAACTTCACTACAGCTACACGATATTACATCTTTTAAAATTCCAATACCATTATGCTGGAAGTTTGTTTCTTTTCTTTCATATAATCTAATCATAACCAGCGACCTCTATATTCAATTGTCATTTTGGAGAAAGTCGAAGAACTTCCACAAATAACACTTATTGTATTTTCTCCTGGCTTTAATTTAGGATAATCTCCGCTCATATGATTGTTCATATTGCTTCCTGTTTCGCTTATCGTATTCATAAGTTCTCCATCAATAATTATTGGTATTTCTAAATCATAAAAATGCATTATTGTATCATTTATATGAATTTCTATATCGCCTGTAGCTTCTAATCTAATTTTCAATGGTGTTTCATAAAATGATGAGACATTTATTATTTCTTCAGTTAATGTAGTCTTTGTTATCTTTGATAAATTTATATTCTTAGAAAAAGGTTGGACTTCAAATGCTATTAAAAATCTTCTATACCTTTTAAATAATCTTTCGATTGGTATTGCATTAATAATTCTAGCTTCGTAGTAATAATCTAAATAATCAGAAAATATTAAATCGCCACTGCCATCTAGCCATACTAAAATTTCTTTTATTATGTTATCTATTTCTTCTTTTGATTTGTTATCAGGTGGCAGGAATGTGCATTCAATTTCTAGTGTTTTATTATGATATGATTCATCACTTTCAAATAAAAAACCATCACGACCGGGGATCGTGATTAACTCTCCCCTTTGTTCTGGTTTAATTCTTGGCGGTAGTTTTAGTATCGATATTCCCATATCCCTGGAATTTTTACCTTTATACAAAAAATATGGTTTCATTATGCAACCCCTCCATTTCCTAGCAATTCTTTTCTAGCTATGTATTCCATCTCTGACATTAATTCTTCTACATCCTGTTCTCTATTGTTCTCAAATCTTTCAATTGTCAAATAAATATTTACATTTTTGTTAGTAGTATTTGATGATGAATTATTCACTTGAGACACACTTTTTGATGCCTTTGGAGTTAATCCATGAAGTTCATAATCCAAACCTTCAGGTACAAAATTCATTGTATCCATTAAACTATCCATGGAATCTTCTACTTTATCTAGGTTGTCATCTAATCCTATAGCAAGACCTTGGTCTATGTTTTTACCAAAATCCATAAACACTTTTGATGGTGAATTGATGCCGAAGAACTTCTTAAATGCATCAATAGCACCTGTAGCTATACTCTTTAATGTATTTACTACTAAATCCTTAGCTGCTTTTAATCCTTTAACTAATCCATCTATAATTGATTTACCAATGCTTCCCCAATCAATCTTTTTGAATGCATCAAAAATTGCGGAGATAATAATCGGAATTGAGTCGATCAATTTTGGGATTGCCTTGACCAGTCCTTCTGCCAGAGCGATGATTAACTTGATTCCCATGTCTATAATCAATGGTAGGTTCGATGCTATAAAATCTATCAATTGTAAAATTACAAATAAAATCCCATCTATAATTTTATCGATATTATTAATTATCCCTTGAGTCAATGCTAAAAGTAGCTCCAATCCTGTTTTCAGGATAAGTGGCAAGTTAGAAATTATTTTATTTACCACCATAAAAATTACATCCAAAATTTTTGATAGTAGTATTTCTACGTTATTTCCAACACCTTCTGCCAGAGTTACAATTATTGAAATCGCCCCATCAATTAAAACAGGGACGTTAGCCAAAATTACATCTAGCAATTTTACCAATAATTCAATTCCTAAAGGAATCAATCTAGGAATTTCAGCTGTTATCATTTCTACAAATCCACTGATTATTGTTGGTGCTTTTTCTATCGCAATTGTAAGGAATTTATCGAGTTGTTCTCCGAATTGACTTTGTGCTAATCCTAGTCCTGCAAGTAGTAATCCTACTATTGCAAACGGTCCTACAAGTTTCATTGCAAGTGTAGCTACTTTTTGTAGTCTACTAGCCCCGTTAGTTGCTATTGTTCCAAGTCGCCCAAAAACTTGCTGTACCTTCGTTATAACCGGAGTCATGGCTGTTCCTATTCGGTCGGTCAAAGGAGCGAAGAAACCGCTTATTTTGGCGGTCAAAGGGGCTATTTTACTTGTGATTGCATTTCCTATCGTTCCAAGGTATGGAATTCTTGAAATAAACTTGTTAATTGCAGTCACACAGGATGTTCCCATGTTAGAGGCAAATGTCTTTAAACCTACACTTGCAACTCCAATTTTATTGCTTAGAATACTAATTCCACTATATGCCGATGATATTCCTTTAGTTAATTTACCAACAGCAATTAATCCCGGACCTATTGCTGCTGCAAATGCTGCCATCTTTATAACTGATTTTTGTGTTTCTTCATCCATCGATGCAAACTTAGCAATCAATCCATTAATTGTTTGTAGCAAACTTGTTGCAGTTGGTAGTAAATTATTTCCTAGTATTGTTCCAAGTTCTTTTAGTCCTTCTGTTAGGATTCTCGTTTGGTTAGCGAATCCTTGGTTGGTTCTCTGGAAGTCGCCACTAGCATTTTTAGTTACTTCTTGTACATAAGCAAGTCGCAACATTACTTTTTCTTGTTGGTTCATTGCTGATATACTTTTCTTGATTCCTTGCGTTCTAGCAAATTCTTCAAGGTTTGTTTCTGTCATTACGATACCATATTTTTTTAATGCTTCAGTTTCTCCTGTAAATATAGCCGCCAATGCAGTTTGTGCCATCTCCTGGGATGTATTTTTAAATGATGCCATGTCCGCACTCAATTGCACCAATTCCATCGATACTCCAGCTGCTTCTTTCTTAGATAATCCAAGTGCTGTTGCCATATCTCCGTATAATGCTACACCATCCAAGGCACTTTGTTTGGATAATCCCATCGCAGTTAGCGAGGTTTCACTCCATTCCATTATCGTATCAGTACATTCTCCAAATACAACTTCTGTTTTACTCATGGTTTCTTCCAAGTCTGATGCCAACTTCACACTAGCTACGGTTGCAGCCATTATTGGTGCTGTTAGCTTCGTTGTTAGACTATTACCTAACTTTTCGACTCTATCTCCAAATGTATAAAGTTTAGCATTTAGGGAATCTACTTTATTACTAAAATTATCAAGGAGACTGGGTTGTTGTTTCAGTTCATCCTTGACTTCTTTTAGCTCTTTTTCCATATTGTTCAATGCAGTCGTTGCATTGTTTAATTTAATTTGTAAATTTTGGGTAGCATTAGCATCTTCGCCTTTAGTTTGTACTGATTGCTCATATGCCTTGCGTAATCCCTCTACTTTAGTTTTTTGAAGTTCTATCTTTTCAGTCAAAGCCGATGCCTTTGTTTTCAGTTGTTCTGTGGTGTTACCAAAGTTTTTAACTGAACTTTGAGAGACCTTTAATTCGCTATCCAAAACTTTTAATTGCTTATCAATTCTCTGGATTCCTTGTTCGAATTCCTGGGAATCAAAAAGCATACCGACTTTAAGTTTCCAATTCGCCATTTATATCTCCCTTTCTTCTAGAAGACATCATCAATGTAGCCGAACTGAACTTCTTCCGGATCATCATTTTCATCTTTTCTAAATCTAGCATAAATTCTAGACTTGATTACTAATTGTTTTGGTGTACTTCTCCAAAAATCATAATCACTCATTTTTAGGATTTCTTTACCTAAATAATAAAGCCATTCCCAATCTATTGCTGAGTCTGATGATCCGGTAGTTCGTTTTTTGATTGTGATGTTTCCTTATCATCATTCTCATCCTCCTCAAATGCATTATTAATTAATTTTGTAATTGCTTTTTCTATAGTTGTAAAATTATTCATATCAATTAATTTACCAACTTCAAATTCTGTTAATGATTCATCTGTTGATTTTAAAACTGCATATAAAAATGATCTTACAGCTTTTAATTTCTTTTTCTTTAATTCAGCAATTGCGATTTGTAATGTTCCGAAAATATCTTCCAATTCTGCCATTGCATTTAAGTCAAAGTTCATTTCATACTTACGACCTTTTAATTCGATTGTTGTAGTTTGAACTTGTAAATCTTTTCCTGTAGTTCTTTTTTGTCCATTGTAATTATGATTACGATGTTTATTTTTACTCATTTTCTATCCTCCTATTTGTTATTGGTTACTGCCTGGTTCTTGAACTGATGTAAAAAAGTTAGTTATCTTTGTAGCATCTACACCTTCTACATCAGTATCTAGCATCATTCTCCAATTTCCATCGCTTTCTCTATCGTAGAACTTACCTTTGATTTTAGTTGTTTTACTATTTGGTTTTTCTCCTTTAGTTTCATACTCATCTTCAATTTCACTGAATGCTCCTTTGTATAAAACACAATAGCGGTATACTGGATTTGCTTTAGTGCTGCTTGATTTTTCACTTCTAAATAACAACGCTAGTTTTGGTGGTTTATCTCCACTATTTTCTACTAATTCTCCATTCGAATATTTCTTTCCTAGAATTAATGCTCTATGTTCTAGTGTTAGTGCATTTTGTTCTATTTCAACTTCACATCCTGCGAATGCTGTTAGTTCATCTTCAACTCCATCATCACTATACAATGTTTCATTATTCACACTTGGTGTAATCTTAGCAGTGATAGCTCTACTTATTTTTACTGGTGTTTTGTATACTGTTCCACTTGAACCATCACTTTCTATAATTGCTACGTGTACATCTTTTAACCCAATTTGTCTTGGGGTTACTGATTTGTTTTCTGCTGGCATCTTATTCAACCTCCTTTATATTTTCTAATTTGAAACGAAATGCCTTATGATACATTTTTGTATCACTTTCATATAAATCTTCTTCATCATCTAGCATAAAATCTTCATCACTCATTGCTTTTATGATTTCTTTTTCTATGCTTTTGTATTTTGGATTTTTAGTCCACAAGTCTACTTGCATTATGTATAATGCTGGTATAACTTCATCTTCTGAATACTCGTATTCGTAGTCATATTCAAAAAATGTTATGTAGGTATCTGGTGAATTAACTATTTCTTGATAGCCACTTGGAATCGCAACCTTATCCAGGGCTTTCTTGGTTTTTTCTCTTATATTCATAGTCCAAGTTCCTTTCTTACTCTTTCTGAAAAAACATTAAAACATTTATTTTTATTTTTACTCATTGATTTATTTATAAATGGTTGTTTTGGATACTTGTTATTTGATGTTCCCCATTCTACGAACTTAGCATAAAAATAATCGCTATTGTCAGACTTTTCCCATCCATACTCAATTGTTTTTAATCCGTTTTCAGTCACAAGTTTTAATGGAATATTATCTGCCATATGACCAGTGCCATATTTTCCAATATGACCTTTCTTATTTCTTGGTGCTGTTTTCCTAGCTGTTTCGTATGCTGGTTGTATAGCTTCTTCTAATGCATCATCTATCATTGAACTATTAAGGACTTTTGCCATTTTATTTAAATCTTTAACAATGGCATCTAATCCATCAAAATCAAGTCTGGTTGCCATGCAACTTTTCTCCTTTGGTAATTAATTTGATGTAATTTTGATCAACATCATAAATATCAAGAACTTGATACATCCTGTTCTCGTACACTATTCTGATGTCACTACCACATAGAGACTTGTAATTCTTTCTTATTGTCATGTTAGTTTCAACTTGCGTTACCACTGAATTATCTTCATTAGTAGTTCTAACAATCTTATCTTCAATTAATGCAAATACGGAACGAATTGTTTTCCAAGTCTTTTGTTCTACACCTTCGCTATCAAAATACTTATCAAATTTCTGGATTTCTATTTTCTTATTCAGCTTCCCCGGATTCATTGTTTTCTCCTTCTTTACAATACCTAATTTGAAATATAATCGCATCCACACTATGTTTTATTACATCTGTTACTGAACCAATTAAACTTCTATTATCATTCCAATGTTCTATCAGTATTAATTGAGCTAAATCTGTTAATTCATTTGATTTAAATTCTCCACACGAATTATCTAAATAAATCGCTGATGCTTTTATTAATGAATTGATAAATTCATCATCATCTTCGTAATCTATTCTCAAATATGCTTTGGCTTTCTTTAAATCCACCATGTTATCATCTCCCTAAAAAATCAAGAGAGGTTATTCGCCT